ATCTTACTATCACCTACTACAATAGTCGTATCCGTGTGGTGAAATGACTCAGCAATTACTGGCAGCTTGGTGATGAAGTTACGCTCGACACTAAAGCCTACACCTGTGCCACACATCAAGACGTACATCAGCTCATCAAAGCTACGCGGTGAATCAATGGCAAGGTAAGAACAGTTAAAGCCTGCTACGTTATCTTTGTCTAGTGCCTCGCCTGCTGTCATAAGGCAGCGCATTGATGGCATTACTTCTAAGTCATGGATAGCTTTAAACAGCTTCTTAGAGGTCTTCTCGTCTATCTGTCCACGGTTAGACCAGAAGTCTACGTAACGCTGTACTGTCTCTGCCCATGTCTCTCTACGGCCTTCCTCTTGCATCCAACGTGCATATCTACTTTTATGTATAAACTGTTGATACTGATCCATTATTATATATCCTCGTCTGCAAATTCAAAGTATTCATCAAAGCCCTTCATAATGTATTGCTCGATGCACTGCTTAATTGTTTCTTCAACGGGTGTGTCTGTGTGCTTGTGTGCTCTATTGTATCCTGCCTCTGTACCTTCTTCAACTATCCGTTCAATCAGTGGATACATCTTAATCTTCATCACGAGACTCCGGCTCAGCGAATACAGTAAGCATCTCTTCGTCGCCATTGGCAGAGCTGCGCACATAAGCTAGACCGCCATCTAGTATGTACTCTTTACCGTTAGCGTCTAGGTAAGCTACATAGTCATGCCGGTGCTTTGATTCAAGTACTGTACCATCTGGTGTACGCATTCGGTTACTTAGTATTTTTCTCATCGCTCTTTTTATCCTTATCTTGTTTGTCTCTCTTTTTACCAAAGATAGCATCGTAGTTATCTTCGTACTTCTTCTTGTCTGTGGGGCGGGTGGTTGAACCCTTGCCTCCGTGTGTCTGTCCTGTAGCCATTAGTTATCCTCATTCTCAAACACCACTACTTGTGTCAGCTTAGCTAAGTACCACTGAGCCTTCTGTAGGTCTTCTACCTGCTTACCCTTGTAGTCGTAACGCCACAGATACTTCATGCAGTTGCCCTTGAGGTAGCCTTTAAAAGCTACACTAGACATGGACTCTTCAATGGCTTCGATACACTCAATGTTGCCTGTGTTGTAGTGCTTAGGAGAACCTACCATATCTTCTTCTTCTTCTAGTTCTTTCTCTGCTTCCTGCACGTAGCGAAACATTAAGGCGTCATCTATTGGAGGGTGTTGATTCCGTAGTCTATCCCAGTCTGCCGGTGTTGCGTTATTAATGCTCATCGTCTAATTCCTCTTCTCTGTATCTTATAAGTCGGTCTTCAAAAGCGTTAAGTAAATCTTCACTTGTTATGTTGAGTGTCTCTAAGATAAGCACTTCATCACTGTCTCTGAGGAAAGCTTCTCTGTACTCTTCAAATGTATAGGCCATTAGACTTTCTTCCTTTTAATGTACTTGGTCATTTCCTTGGCTGTGTCTATAGTATAATGCTTAAAGCCTTGCTTATCACACCACTCACCCATTGTTATCTTACCACCCTTCCGTACCTTCTTGTGTGGGTTGCTAAGTACAAAAACTAACTCCCACTCCGGCATTGAGTCTCTGATAGCTGTATACTTCTGTGTGTCGCCTACTCTAAAGAAACCTTTACATTCAATCAGTACTGCCTTGTCTTCGTGTACGAAGTCCGGTAGGTACTTCCTGTGTGTAGTGTAAGGCAGACCATATGGTTCAAACAAGTACTGCCCGTCTAGCTTCTCTGATAAGTTTTTCTCCAGTCCTGACCTAAAAGCCTGTTTCATCTAGGACAAACTCCCTTACTCGTGGTTCGTTGACTACCTTACAGAGATACTTAGGCCCGTAGGCGTAGCTAAATACTCTCATCTCTGGATAACAATGTTCTTTAAACTGACAATAAGAACAACCGACTGCTAACTTCATGTTACCTGACTTGCCGTCCGCTACTGGCTGATGACAATACTCTGTAGGTTCAGGGCCTAACACAAGAGCTTTGATATGCTCTATCCTGTCAGTTATTGGCTCCTTAAGCTTCTCGCTAGCGTTGTCTACAAGGTCATACTTAAGGTAAGTCAGATGCCCGTTGGCTTTATCCATGGCTAACCAACCGACTTTAGTCTCTCCACAAGCGTGGGCATAGGCTTTGATCTGATCGATGTAACCGAATGGGTCGTCATACACAAGACTGCCATCCTTAAACTTCTTAAAGCCAAAACTACTCGCTGACTTAACGTCTGTCACTACTCCGTCTATTGAGCAATCCATGTGACCTACGATACCGTTTACCTTACACACTTTCTGTTCGTCTGTTACTGTGTGTCCTGCCATCCTTGTTAAGAATATTAACATCTCTTCAATCAAATGTCCATACATAAACTTGACATAAGTGTGCGGTGCTATCTCTTCCTTGTCTGTTTTGTTGTAGTGGTTCCATAGGTATCGATCAGTGCGGCCAATATTTGACAAGCGTAGCTTGCGGTTATCCTCTCGCTTTTCTCGACCAAACTCTGTGCGCATCAGCGCCTTTACACCTTCCCCAAATCTCTCTATCTCTTGCTCTACGTTTACAGATGGGTCAGCGTCCTTGCTTTCCATCATGGCGTAGATGTCAGAGACTAAATCTTCAACATGCTTCGTCATACTGTTCTTCCTCCACTACATCATCCATAATACGTTTAGCCATCTCTACACTACACTTGAACCATTCGTTACGTTGTTCAAACAGGTCGCCTAGTCTAGCGTGTGTCTCTGTTTCGGTAGCTCTACGATCCTTTGTTTCCACTACATAACCTAACTTATAATCTCTGTAAGGCGAAGCTGTTTGATAATTACCTGCTCTATCATTTGCATCTACTGCCATCCCTACTTTGACCCAACCTTCCCAAGCAGGGTTGGTAATAATGTAAACCTGACCTTGTGGACTATCTTTAAAGTTTTGTAAGGAACTAAACGCTGCCTCCTCAAAACCTTTGTATGTGCCAGCTTTGTGTAGTGGGTGAGATTTAGGAATATATTTACCATTAACCCACATTTTTGTTTTATTACGTGCTTGCTGACTGTCCGCCCTCCTTCGGGCTTTTTCATTTTTGTTGTAGTACCACCACTCTCCTTCTTCCAATATATACTTATCAGCTCTCGCGTTAGGTATTATATCAGTGAGTGTCCGCCCATGTTTGTCCAACTTTGTAGTCTCCTGCAAGCGGGCAGTTGAGCTTGTAAAAAAGCCCAGCTGCTTCGACACAGCTTGTGGCAAGTCTTCCGAAACGCTCTGCATCTTTCTCTCTAACTTCGGTTTGGATTTCATCATGTATGTTACCTATTATGTGATAATCTAAGCCCCATAGTATAGCATATTCATCTAGCAAACACAAGGCTTTCTTCATTATAATAGCACCTGCTGACTGTAGTAAGCTGTTCAGTGCCGCGTGGCTTGATCGTATAGCGACCCTTCTTCTATCCAAGCCAAGAACATAGCCTCTTCCAGATGCCACTCCAACTCGCTCTCGTAGTCTTCCAAGAGCAGGCGTATTTGCGAGGAACTTTTCCTTAAGTCTCTTTCCATCTTTTGCAGTTCCTCCAGTGATACTCCCGATCTTCGCATCTCCGGCCCCATATAGGAAAGCGTAGATGAAAGTCTTTGCCTGATCTCTAGTTTCAAGGCCCGCAGCCAACTGATTTGCCGTGTGAATGTCTCCCGTGAGTATTTCATTTGTATATCCTTCATCGTTCATATAATGAGCTAACATACGTAACTCTAACCCGCTAGCATCCATACCTACTAGCTTGTAACCTTGGGGAACTGTCCAGACATCTCTACATTCTTTGCCGTAAGGCGAGTAGACTGCCGGAACCTGTCCCATGTTAGGACTAGAGTGTGTCATACGGCCCGTTACAGCGCCGTTAGCATTTACGTAACCATGTACTCTACCGTCATCCTGTACTGCATCTAACCAGCTCTGTACCTGCGCGATACGCTTTTGGATCATCAGATACTCACCGATCAAAGCTGCTTCCGGTATTCCTTTGACTTTACTTAGCACTGCCTCGTCAACGATGGGCTGTCCTGTCTCAGTCAAACTTGTAGGCTTCCAGCCATAGTATTGTAGATGTCTTCCTATCTGCTGTCGTGATCCTAAGTTAAACACGGGAAAGTCAATGCGACTAAACTCGCCACCAACTGTTTCCCAACTGTCTCCTAAGAACTTAAGGCCAACTACTGACATGGTGCCGTCTTTCTTAATCTTAGGCGTTACTTGTTTTAAAAAGACAGGTAAAGGTTTAAATACTTCATGTACCTTGTCTTCCAACTCGTACTTCTTTTCCTTAAGCTCCGCTAACAAGACAAAGGACTTCTCTTGGTCTAGCGTCCAGCCTCTTTTAATCTGTCTCGATATAATCGCCTGTACCTGATGCTCAAGTACAAGGCATTCGCTTCCAAAACCAGCAAGTTCGTTGAGCAGTATCTGGTACACACGTTCATTAAGTGCAACGTCTTGCTTACCATAGTCCACCATAGCTTGAGAAAAATTGTGCCAATCATCATAATCTCCTTTGGCAAAGTTTAACTTCTCGCCCCAACTCTCCAAGGAATGACCGCCATCTCTTGAGGGCTGTGACAACCGTGACATTACTAATGTATCTACTACTTCACACTTACTAAAGTCAGTACCTAACAACCTTTCGCAGACAGGTATGTCAAATGCAATGATGTTGTGGCCTATTACTTTGCACTCTCCCATATCTTTTATGTACTGGCTAAAGGTAG